AGCACCAGTGCCGATAGCATCGCGGCGCAATTGGTTTTCTTCATGGGAGGCCTGTAGTGCTGCTTGGTAGGTTCGAGCCAGGGCATCGGTCTGGACCTGCGCTTGGTTGTCGCGCTGGGCCTGCAGGGCCATTGCGGTGATCGTCTCGGCGGATTGCTCGACGGCGGCCTGCAGGTCGTCACGCTGAGCGGTCACGTGATCGAGGCGCCAGAACACCAGAGCCGCCACCAACGCCACCACCAACCACGGTGACCACCTCATCACGCAGCAGCCAGCGCAGCGCGCGCCCATTCAAGGCGAGCCGCACGGTCGTCTGCGCCGTTGTAGCCACTGTTGATCTTGAGGGTGATCCGCTCGAAGCGACCCTGGTCGGCCAGTTCGTTTAAACCCCTCGACTTCCACCACCATGCCGACGCGATGGCAGCCCAGGTCCGTTGCTCAAGCAACTCCGGTTGCGCCACCAGTGGCAGCGCCAGGGCGCGGGCGGCTTCGGCGTAGTTGTCGTGGCCGGTTATCATGATCAGGCCCCGGCCCCGGTATCGATACCCATCGCCCGTATCCGGCGACCCGTTACCCATCCGGTTTGCATAGACGCGGTTGGCAATGCGCTCAGGCTGGCGGGCGTACTGCTTCGCCTCTGCCGGCGTGAACCGTTTCGGCCAGGTCTTGAGCAGCCCCTCGGCGGAGTAGTTCAGGTTCTCCATCAGGCGCTTGAGGCTCTGGCTTTCGTGCCCGACCTGGGCGAGAAACATCGCCACACGCTCGGGCGTGTTGATCTCGAACCGGGCCATGGCGCCGTTGATGTGGTCAATCCAGATGTCGGCAGTAGCAGCACCGCAGCCGGTAGCGCGGTCGAGTTGATCGGCAGTGATCTTCATTCGCCAGACCCTCGACGCGGCAGCTTGATCCCGGCGTAGCGGTCGGCCAGGTCACGGATCTTCTCGACGCCCAGGAAGCCGATCCAGCCACCAATGAAGGTGGCCATGCTCTGCGGCACGCCGAAGAACTCGAAGCCGCTGATGATTGTCAGCGCCAGCCCGCCGCACAGCGCACCCTCCAAGAGAGCCTGCCGGCGAGTGCCGCCGCCGTAGATGATCCTGGCCATAGCCATGGCCCACGACAGCAGGGAGGCGTAGATGATCGGCGCATGCTGGCTCAGCCAGGCGAGCAGAGCCGCCCAAGTGTCGGGTTTGTCAGGCATCTTCATCGTCTCGATTCCCCTCGCCGGGGCGGAAATGAAAAAGCCCAGCTCGAAGGCTGGGCTCTTTGTTGCTCGATCCTCAAAACGCGCAAGATCGGCAGGATGGGATAAATACTGATGGAGTGATGACAGCAAGTCAAGCCCTATGCCGCATCCTTGGCCAGCAAGCCCTCCGCGTTGAGAATCTGCTCGGCCGCCACCAGCGCCTCGTCGACCATTTCGTCGAGAACACGATGAATCTTCCTGCGCCACTCACGCCGAGTCGATTCGGGCTTTCCATCGAGATCCCATGTGTTCATGTCGTAGAACTCATCCGGCAGGATGATCATTCCAGACGATCGGGCCATAAGGCGCTTCCGCTTCACTCGCTCTGCCTCCAGCGCGGCGCGCACGGCCCTGGCCTGCTTTTCTGGTGATCCGTCCACTGGAATTTCGACAGAGACGGTTTTCCGCAGCGCCGGCTGGACACCCTTCAGTTTCGGAATCGCCCAAGTCGTTATGGCCTTGTAGAGGAAAAGAGCAGGAGCAGGCGTTGCGACCACCGACCGCAGAAGAGAGATCGCCTGAACTTTCTTAGCCTGGTGAGTGCTGTACTTCGCCACCAGCGCCGCCCAGTGGCGCGGAATGAGCTGGTCATGCAATCGAGCATGCACCCAGCAATCGATTTGCTGCCTGAGATCAGCGGATACCATCACTCCGCCACGACGACCAGGCTCGCCGGCCTGATAGAGCTTTTGCCATGCCTGCTTGCTTGTGTTGTCGATGCAGTCTGCCGCCAGCGCCGAAACGACCGCACTTGAAACGCTTTCGTAAATCATCGCCTCTCCTTCGGCGCGCGTAGCGCCAATGGCTGGTCAATCCCCTCGAAAGTGAGCGCCGCCGGCGCCCTTCCGGTTGTTCTCTTCTCGCGCCAGCCTGCTCGCCTGGCGTCGCTGCTCTTCCAGCAGCCGCTTTACCCACATCCGCAGTTGCACCACCGCATCCCGCTGCTCCAGCGCCAGCCCCGTCGCCCCGTCGACGAAGCCAGCGGCGCCGCACGCGTCGCAATCAATGTCGTAGAACACTCCCCGGCGCTGACCGTGGCCATTGCATGCGGGGCACGGAACCAAGTGACGCGGTTTGTTCGTAATATCCGGACCATGCTTCTTCATGCGGCAGCCCTCTTCGCGTCCCTGGCCTTGGCTCGATACAGGGCCTTGATTGCCTTGATCTCTTCCACAGTCCACTTCCTTGCGTCATGCGGCCCCTCCAGGCGCGCTACAGCCGCAGCGCCGATCTTCGCCACCAGGTTGATCCGGTAGTTCACGACGTCCCCCGACTTGTGGTTGTTGCATGGGGCGCATTGCTTGTGGACGTTGTCCTCGTCGAACCTCAACTCGGGATGGGAGCCTACGGAGCGGTAATGCCCGGCGTGATACTGCCCGTCATGAAAGCGCCCACAACTGATGCAGGGGCGGTCCCAGTCGCGCCAGCGGATGAACTCATTGAATGCTGCCTGAGCCTCCCTCAAGTGGTCTGCACGGCTCTTCAGCTTCTCTTTCCGAACCTTGACCTCGCGGCGCTCGCGCTGCTGGATCGACTTGCGCTCCTTCTCTTGCTTCTGCCGGGCGATGACGATTCCGCATTCAGGGCTGCACCACGTCTGAAACGACTTCACCGGGACGAAGGGCGCGCGGCACGTCGACACTGCGCACTTCTTCGGCCGGGGCTTCCGTGCGGACAACGTCATGCCACCTCCCGCGGATAGGTGATCTGGTGATGGCGCTCGCAAACACCGCACGCCTCCTTCGCAGTCGCAACCGGGGTGCAAATGAATTCACCCTGAACACTGGCCCGGTAGTGAGCCTCGCCGGCGACCAGGAGCTTGCAGACCTTGTAGGGCGGCTGGGTGTTGCTAACCATCAGATAGTCGTTGAGTACGCTCCACTTCATGAGCGATCTCCTCCTTTGAGTTGCTTTCGAAGCTGCGCAAGCGCAGCAATTCCAACGGATTGGGTTCGCGGCTTCTGGTGGGTGACCTCTCCCTCCGGAACCTTCCCGAGCGCCTCGCCGCGCGCCAGCTTCTTGATGATCTGTCGGTACGAGATCTCCAGCGCCGCCAGCCCATCCTTTCTTGCCAGAGCCTGCAGCCGGCTGAATCCAGCGCCAGCGGCAGCCCAGTACACTGCAGGGCAACTCCATTTCGCTGCTCCGACCATTGCCGGGTGGGTGTTGGCCAGCGCCTCGCGATATGCGTCATCGAGGAATGGCAGGCCGAAGACCTCAGGAGCCCAGCACCAGGCACAGAACTGGCCGGCAGACGGAACAAGCGGCCTGGCCTGCGCGCTCAACGCTCTTACCCCGGCCTGCAGTTGCTCGCGGCGCGTAACCTGTTGCCGGACGATCTCTGCCAGCCACTCCGCCTTCGCAGCGTTCTCGACCTCATCGTTGGGCCAGGAACTTCGCCATCCAGGGCAGATCGCCTTGATCCGCAAGAACAACCGGTCGACCTCGCCTCTCGTCTGGGGATCAACCTTCACCGCCGGCTGGGACAAGGGGCGCAGCCCCGCGCCCTGATTCACATGCGCCAGCACAGCACCGACCGATTGCGGTTCGAACTGCCTGCGGGTCATAGCTGCACCTGATCAGTCCAATCGGTCGACGGCGCGGAACCGGCTGTCGCCCACTTCGTCCGGTAAGCGCCAGCCTTGGCCAGTAGCAACCCGAACTCATGGCAACTGTCGACCAGGAACTTGTCATCCAGCCCGACGAAGAACGCCGCTACCGCTGGAGCCTCGCCGCCGAGGGCGGCCACCAGTTGCTTCACCTGGGAATTGACCTTTGCGTTCCGCACCGGCTGAACACTCCAGCGCGCCTCGTAGGCGGCCCGGTACGCTGCCCACACACTCCGGCAAGCCTCCTGCATCGCTTCGTCAGTCGCCGAGCCGGAACGGGTCGGCAAAAGGTTCCCTGATGGTTCTCTTGTGGGTTCTATTACGGTTCTGGGTGCAGCATCTGCGGGGGTGGGGTGCAGATCCTGCGGGGGTGGGGGTGCAGCATCTGCGGGGGTGGGTGCATTTGCTGCGGGGGTGCATTTGCTGCTGGGGTGCATTTGCTGCTGGGGTGCATATGCTGCGGGGGTCACCGAGTACATGGTCGACCTGCCCTGGCGCTCCTCTACGCTCACAATCCCTGCGCCACGCAGCCACTTGATGGCCTGCTGCACCGCACGCTTCGACAGGCAGCAACGCGTCGCTATGCTGTCAACCGCCGGCCAGCACACGCCCTGGTCGTTCGCCTGGTCTGCCAGCGAGATCAGTACCGCCTTCTGTGCGGGGCTCATGCCCTGGAGTGGCCAGCAGGCCGACATGATGATCGTGCTCACGGGCTCACCTCCGGCGACACATTTTCTTGATTCGTGATTTCGTGTCGCGACACGCTACCGAGGATCACAGCTTGCCCTCCTCGATCTTCCGCGCCAGCACCGACAGCCCCTTGGCAGTGATGCGTACCTGGCTCGCCGCACGCTCGTCGCCCTGGTCGTCACGACCGAGAACCGTCACCTTGTGCATGATCCAGCCGTCTTGGATTCGTGGCTGATAGCCGATCCACCGAGCAGAGCCGCTCCGGCGGTAGATCCACCGGTTCTGCTGGAGCCAGTCGAAGAGCCGGGCGGGGTTGATCTTGAGGTGCTTCGCTGCGTCGGTTATGCACATCGTGCCGGCCGCACCGCTGAGCCGCTCCAGGGCCTGGACCTTGGGCGCCTGCTCGCTGACGACCAACTGCAGCGCCTGATTCTTCTCGACCTGATCAGCAGCCAGCCTCAGTGCATCCGCCAGATTCGTAGGGACGGCGGGTACACCATGCGCTAGCTGAGACTCCAACTCCTGCCAGCGGTCCACCAGGCGCGCAGTGAATTCCGGGCTGAGCTGCGCAACAACAACGAAGCTGTCGCGCTTGTCGACGAGATAAACACTCACGGGCCGCGCCCCAGCGCCAGCGTGGGAGGTTTCCTCCGACGGAGTAAACCTGATGACCGCCTTCTCGCCGAGGCGCTCGATGGTCCTCTTCACGTTGTCGTGTCGGGACTCGACCAGCGCCGCAATCTCGCGGCTGCTCATCGCCAGGACCGGGCCTTGTTGGATGACTGCAACTTGTGACATATTCGTCTCCGTTGGATGTTCGGCACCGCCTTCCGGTGCCTCCTCAGAAAGCCCGGTTGCAGCCGGGCTTTTTGCTGTCTAAATGGGTGCCAGGCCCACCGTGCTATCGTTTTGCTTCCACACGAAACGGGCCGGAGGCCTGGCATGACCGACGTAATCGAAAAGATCGTTTCGAAACTCAACGAGCAGAAGGGTGAGCTCCTTGGCGTACACGCCATGCTTGCCGCCGTCGCTCGCTCACTTCCGCAAAGCCAACTCGAGATACTCTTGGATGAGTTCGATACCGAGATCGCAGTGGCGCGCTCGACACTCGCGTATTCGCCCGTACCGGAAGAGGTCATTTCTGGTCTCGAGAATTACGTCCAGATGTGGAACGCAATTCGGATTGAGCCAAACCACGACTGACGGCTGCGGCGTGGTAGGCGGAGCGAGCGGCATCGTCACTGCGAAGTAGGCAGGCTGAATCAGCCTCCTGCGCGAGGAGGTCAGCGGGAATTCCCGTGGACCTCGAAAGCTCGCCCTCTGGCTGACTGCCCTGATCGCTGGGGCGTTGATCCAGAGCATCGTTGACCTTGGCTAGCTCGCTGGCTGACTCGATCTCGTGCAGCCGCTTGATGGCTCGATTCAGGAACTCCAGGCGAGCCCGGTAGCTGTCCATGCCTTGGGGAAAGTGCACGTAAGCCACGTCTGCATCAGGGTAGAAGCGGTCACCCATCGCCTTGTTGCGCCCAGCGCTGTAGCCAAATTCATGGCAGAGGAGCGCAATCACGCCGGCGGCCCCCGCTGTCGCGATGATCGGCGTCAGCTCAATGTGGTAGCCGCCAATGGCATGAAGAATGACCGCCGCCCAATAGATCAAAGCCATGGTGACCAAGCCACCGAACCAAACGAAGAACTGACGAATCATTGCTCTGCCTCACTACTGGATATGTGAACAGGGGTCGCGCCTGTCTAACGCCACAAATTCGGGTTCAGTAAATTTGTGCTTGTCAGTCGGCGGCGCCTTCTACCCTGATTTCCTGGCCCTTAGCCTTCTCATCCATCCATGCGAACGCTTCAGGTCGAGCAATTCGGAGAAACATCATTCGTGCGCGCGGGATGCCGCGCCTTCTCCACTCGCTTACCGACGGCGGCTTCACCTCGCACAGCTCCGCAACGCGGAATGTCCCGCCAAGGGCGTCAATGATTTCGCTGGGCGTCATGCGTTGCTCTCTCTTGGTCTGACATCGCGATATTAGGCATGCCTTTTATTCAGGTCAATAGGAATACCTTAGATGTCCGATGATAGGCTCTCCTAATGCAGACACTTCAAGAACGACTCAAGATCGCAATGGCGGGGCCGCCCAGGGTTTCTCAGGCGGCTCTTGCGCGCGCCTGTCATATCACCGCGCCATCGGTAAATGACTGGATCTCAGGAAAGACAAAAAGCATTGAGGGAGAGAATCTCCTCAATGCTGCGGCATTTCTGAAAGTCAGCCCTCTGTGGCTGGCAACGGGAAAAGGCCCTATGCGCGAGCACGCACCAACAGGCAGGGACAATCCGGAGCAGGCTGGTAGTGCACAAAGCGAGCATGCCAATGTGATCCCAGTGGCTACGCCCCCAAGGAAAAGGAATAAGTATCCAGTGATCAGTTGGGTCAGGGCTGGGGACTGGGCCGAAAGTCCGGACAATTTTCAGCCTGGCGATGCAGATGAATGGCTGGAGTCGGAAGAAAAGGCTGGCCCACATGGATATTGGCTTGTAGTTAACGGCGACTCGATGACGCCACTATTCCCGCAAGGGAGTCGAATATTAATACAACCCGAAGGGTTCGACCTAATCAGCGGAAAATACTACGTTGCGGTTTGCTACGAACCTGGGAAAAAACGCGATACAACGGTGAAACAGTATGTGAGGGATGCTGGGTTCGAGTATCTAAAACCTATCAACCCCGTATACCGAACTCTTGAGGTGAGCGACACGGTTCGAATCATAGGTCGCGTGGTTGACTATAAGCTTCCTGCTGGCGTTTTGTAGGGCGTAAGCCCTATTTCGGCGGGCTTATAGTTTTGGGAAGGGAGGCCGGATGCCTGGCCACCAGTTGCTTTTAAAAGGACCCCGGGGAGGGAGTCATGGAGTTCGAAGAGAAACTAGCCAGCCTGGCCGCAAAGATCCGCCAGCAGAAGTCCGCCATCCAGACTGAAGAGGCGACAAAGAATGCATTTGTCATGCCATTTATACAGTCAGTTTTGGGATACGATGTTTTCAACCCTCTGGAGGTTGTTCCGGAGTTTACCTCGGACATAGGAACCAAGAAGGGAGAGAAGGTAGACTATGCAATACTCAAGGAGGGCGAGATACAAATACTCATAGAGAGCAAGAAGATCGGAGAGCCTCTAAATATAAACCACGCCAGCCAACTATTCCGATACTTCCATGTTACAAATGCCAGGATATCAATCCTAACAAACGGCCAGGTCTATAAATTCTTCACTGACTTGGATGCGCCTAACAAGATGGATGAGAAGCCATTCCTTGAGTTGGATCTTTTGGATATCGACGACCACGCGATCCCAGAGCTTCAAAAGCTTACAAAATCTGCATTTGATGTCGAGTCAATCATAAATGCTGCTGGCGAGCTAAAGTACGTCGGACAAATCAAGCGAGCATTGGCATCTCAGTTCAGCCAGCCCGATGAGGACTTTGTTCGACTGTTCGCCTCTCGGGTGTACGAAGGGATAATTACTCAGAAGGTGCGCGACCAGTTCACCCTGCTCACCAGAAAGGCAGCCTCGCAATTCTTAAGCGATCAAATAAATGAGCGCCTCAAGTCTGCAATTACCGGGAGCTCACAACCAGTCCTCGTGGCGCAACCGCAAGCTGAACATTCGGCACCAGCATCTCAAGGTGAAGAAGAGGAAAAAGACCGAGTGGTGACAACCGCCGAAGAGATCGAGGGCTACACGATAGTCAAAGCCATTGTTCGGTCGGTGGTTGACGTAAAGCGCATCGCAGCTCGTGACACTCAGAGCTACTTTGGAATCCTGCTGGACGACAACAACCGCAAGCCGATCGCTCGCCTTCACTTCAACAGGGCACAAAAGTACATCGGAACGTTCGATTCCGAAAAGAACGAAACCCGCCACCCCATTGAGTCCCTCGATGACATTTTTGCTCACGCTGAAGCGCTAAAGGCGACCGCCTTGTCCTACGATGCTCAGTCATAGGAATCATCCGCGCCCCTAATCTGGGCCTTACAGAAGACCCCGAAGCACCTTCCAGTCGCTGATCCGTCCGTACTCAAGCCCGCCCAGTGCGGGCTTTCTTGTGCCTGATCGCAAAAAATTAGGAATACCTATTGACGAGAAAAGAAGGTTTGCCTAATGTTCGCCTCAACGGCCCAGCAACGCATCGCTGGCCCAGGCCACCGAGCCGACCGCTCCTTAACAACTCACGCAAAAGGCCGCTGGCCAAGCCAGGCATTGACGTACCCGGCGTGGGCGAATCCCACCTGAGTACGCCGTATTGCCCAAGCCACCAGCGGCTGAACCAGAAAACGTATGGAAAGAAATCATCGCCCAAGCACAGGTGGCGGGTAACGGTGCTCAAGACTGCGGCGCGCGGCATGCCGGCGACACGGTCAACCCTGACAGCAATGACGAAAGACCCGCGGGTTGTAGAAGCCCAGCAGGCGAACGCGGGAGAAACACCGATTTCACTGGCTGGCCCTCCACCGAGGGCCAGACGGGAAGTCAACCGAATGCACGGAGCATGCACCAGATGAGCCAGCAAACCCTGCAAGACCTGCTAGCAGAAAGAGTCACCCTTTACGCAGCATCCGACAGACCGCGCGAACTGATCGACGAAGGCATCGACAAGCTGTTCAAGGAAGTCGTGAGCGACGCGTTCCGCTCCTATGGAGATTTCGGCGGCGCCATCAAGGAAGCTGTCAAAGCTGCGCTGCCGGCAAACGTGTCCGACATCCTCGACCTTCAGCGATACAACGCCATCGTCGCAAATGCACTTCGCCAGCGCTGGGAGTCGGCGGCACTGAGCGCGGTTATCTTGGAACAAGCCGACAAGTCGATCACCGAGGTGCTTACCGGCGACGGCCTGCTGAGCGGCGAAGTGTCGCTCAAGGCCCTGTTCGAGGAATTCATCGAGCACCACAAGGAGAGGGCGGCCGAAGACCAGTGGGAGCGCCCTGAGGTTCGCTTCGAAGAAGGCGACGGCAACTACTCCCACAAGACGCTGAGCATCTACTTCGATCCGGAGCCGGAAGTCAGCTACCGGAGCGGCCTCTACTCATCCTCCGGTCGAAGCAACTACAGCCTGAAACACGCCATTCACATCAGCATCGAGGGCGAGCGCGAGACCGGGGATCGCTGGAAGCCAAGGGTGCAGTTCGGCGAAGTCTATAGCGCCAAGCTCGACGACAAGAAGATCGCCATAGACATGCAGGTGTACTCGAAGTGGGAGCGCATGCTGGCATCGCTGTACTTCGGCAACGCCATTCTGGTGATCGACTGCGCCCCTGACGACCTGAGCTACGGCCTGTACGACTGATCACCCCCGCCCCGGTTCGCCGGGGCATCGCCGAGGAAAGGACATGAACGATTTCGCGAAGCTGTTCGAATTCGAAGACCTGGGCCAGGTGCTCGTGATGCTTGATCGCGGGGATGACGGCCCGGAGGTGCGCCTCTACTTCAAGCCCGACGGGCTTGGCGTCTGTTCAGTGGCGTGCAGCAACTTCCCCGGCGACGAAGACGAGCAGTGGGACTACGCCGAAAAGGGGTTCGCCACGGTGGACTCACAAGGAGTTCACGAGATTGTCGCTGAAGCGATGAAAGTTGTCCCTGCAAGCCTGGGCTAGCAGCGGGATGCAATCCATTTTCCCTGATACGGGAAGAGAGGAAACCATGAACGTACAGAAACACCTATCCATCCTTGGGTATCGCGCCAGGGATCGCGTGACCGGCTTCGAGGGCGTGGTTACCTCGGTCTGCTTCGATCTCTACGGCTGCATCCAGGTAGTTCTTAACCCTGGTATCAGAGACGACGGAAAGATCGGCGAACAGCTTTGGTTCGACATCAACCGCTTGGTCGTTGCCGAGAATAAACCCAGGGTCATGGATCCCCCAGACTTCGAGTACGGGCCAATTGCTGAAGGCCGACACGGGCCGGCAGAGAAGCCCGGCATGAGGACTGCGTAGCCAGCCGCCCGCGCCTGCCGGGCTCCCCAAAGCAGGCCCGATCCACCTGGCTCCCCATCGCCAGGCTGTATCGGAGAGTGGTCTGAATGCGCAGGCTGATGCGCGTGGAAAGTTCTACCGAGCCGATGCGGGCCGGAGTAATCGCCTAATCACAGAGCTTGGCGTCTCATGCCGGAGATCAGCACCGGCCAGACCACTCCCCCATACAGCCACCACGCAATCACAACAGACGGAGGCCTCATGGCGGCCAAATCGTTCAAGCAGATGATCAAGGACGGCGACCTGAAGCGCGCGGATGCGATGAAGGCTCGCCTCGAAGACCTTCACGAAGAGCCCGGTTTCAACCTCCGCGCCGAGGGCGAAGACCTCGAACAGAGCATCGCGGATCTGGCCGACTACCTGCACCAGGGCGGCATCGTTCCGGCCCTTGAAGTGAGGCCGCGCGAAGACGGCGGCATGTGGGTTGTCGACGGGCACCGCCGCCGGCGCGCCTACCTCAAGCTCGACGCCGAGGGCCGGTTGCCACGCGACCCGAACGGCGAGTTTTGGGTGCCCATCGTTGCGTTCGGCGGTAACGACGCTGAGCGCGTGCTCCGCGTGATCACTTCCCAAGAGGGGCGCAAGCTCTCCCCTCTGGAGCTCGCACACGGCTACAAACGGCTCATTGCGTTCGGATGGACCGTCGAACAGATCGCCCAGAAGATGGGGAAGACCCGGCAGCACGTCGACCAGGTGTTGGTCGTAGGCAACGCGAATACCGATGTTCAGCAGTTGATCAGTTCCGGCGCGGTAGCGGCGACGACCGCTGCGAAGGTCGTCAGGAAGCACGGCGAGAAGGCCGGCCAGGTGCTCGGCCAGCAGCTCGCGAAGGTGATCGCGGCGGGAGGGACAAAGGTCACCCCCAGAGCGGTAGCCGAGCCGACCGTGCCGCGCTCCATTCTCGAAGATCTACTGAGGGTCACTCGGGAGATCGTCAACGCATTCCCGACAGCCCTTCGCGCTGGACTGGCTGAAGGGCCGGAAGCGATCACCCTCACCACCAGGGCATCCCACATCGAGCGACTGATTGAACTGGTCGCGAGTGCTGAGGAATCCCTCGGCGAACAGTAGACAGGCGCCAGCGCCAAACGCTGGTAACAACCGGAGGATGCAGCCATGTAGCAGTTAACCAGGAACAAAACATAAGGCGGAAGAAACGGGGTGCTCTGGTGCCCCGTTTCTCTTTCTCGACTCCATGCGCCAGCACTCCTCGCGATGCCCATCGGCAAACAATCGCGCCGCCGAGTGCTGACCCATGCAGCCAAGGAATCAACCATGCACGCAACCATCAACTGCGGCGGATGGATCGGCCGCCAGGGCCTCGGCCTGGCTCCCCGCGAACTCGAAGCTACCGCCTGGAGCGCCAGCGAACTTACCGCGAAAGAGGTCGCGCGCAGGATGGGCATAGCCCCAGGAACCGTCGAGAAGCGCCTCGACGACGCCAAATTCAAGCTCGGCGTGCGCAGCGTGCGCGGATTGGTGCTTGAGGCGTTCCGTCGCGGAATCATCTCGCCGGCAGTCTTCGTGCTCGCATTCCTCGTCGCCGGCCACCCGCTGATCGATGACGACCACATGAACAGGACCCGCAGGCCGAGCAACGAGCGACGACTCACCGAAGCCCGCACCATTCGCCGGATCGAAGAAATCACCATCAACGCGTAGGAGAACCATCATGCTGAAGCATCAGGAACAAACCGAAGTTCTCGCCGGCCTGCTCTCCCAGACCGCCCTCGCCCGCCTGGCGTTCGCTCAGCGGCTCATGGCTCCTGCGGCAGCGGAACCCTACCAGGTCGTGCCTCAGGGGCGCGGTTTCTTCCACATCGTCGAAACGGCCACCGGCAAGGTGCGCGGGTTCCGCCGGAACCACAACGAAGCATGCGCCTATGCAGAGCAATTGAAGCGCCAGCAGGCCGCCAAGTGACCAAACGTCGAGCAATTCGAACCGGCGGCATCGGTGCAGCCCTGGGCTTCATCGTGCTTGTGTTCGTGCTCCCCGCGGCTGTTCGGCAACAGCCACCCAGGACGCCGCCGTCCGCCGCCGCGCCAGCCGCCAACACTCCTACATCTTCTGACCGGAGATACCCCATGGAACTACTCGCCAGGGCAAAGGCCCACTACCTCGCCGCCGTGTCGCTGTTCATGGCGCATAACGATGTCCGCTACTACCTCAACGGTATCAGCATCGAGCCGGCGTCTCAGGGAGGCGTTCTACTGATCGCAACGAACGGCCACCACATCGGAGTCATGCACGACCCTGACGGTTGGACTAGCAATAAGATCATCATCAGCCCGAGCAAGGCGCTGGTCGCTGGCCTGAAGAAACGCAACGCCGGCACGGCGTTCATCTACGAACGCGCAGGGGTGATCTCCGATTCCGACTGGCCCTCTCCCGATGACGTGAAACAGTTCGCGCCGTTCGATCCTGGCACTCTGATCAGCGCGCAGCTCGAACTTGTCGACGGAAAGTACCCGGACTGGCGCCGACCGATTCCGGCTCAGGGGATGGGGTCGCCGATCACCGCGGTAGATCCTGCGTACCTGGGAACGTTCGAGAAGGTCGTGAGGATATTCAACCGGGGCAGCGCACCGAACCTCGTACTGCGACAGGCAGATCCGAACTCTCTGATCCGCTGCACATTCCCTGACCATGAGCACCTGAAAAACTTCTTCGCCGGGGTGATGCCGCGCCGCGCTGATCACGAAAAACGATACGACGGCCTTCCCGACTTCCTGGGGCTCAAGGCGAAGAAGGTGGCCTGATGGCCAAGACCAACGCCCAGCGCCAGCGGGAGAAGCGCCAGCGGCAGCGCGAGGCCGGCATCCCCGAGCGCAAGCTACCTTCGCCGCCGGCGATCGACGCCGCGTTCGAGCGCCTGCAGGCGGTCGGCGATTTCGAGGACTGGCGAGAAGCGTTCTCGACGCTTCTACTCAACGCCTCAGCCCTGCCCGATGCCGACCTCCTGCCTCTTCTCGTCGTGTCGCGACACGAATACACGCCAAGCGAAAACGTGTCGCGACAACTAATCGCCGCCGGTCTCTCCGTAGCCGACGACGAACAGTAACCCACCACCAGACCACCGACGCTAGCCACAGGCCGGCGCGGCTCTACTCGTCCAGAGATCAAGATGAACCATCACCAGGAACTCGACTTCTGCACCATGTGCAGCGGCATCGAGGCGCCCAGCGTTGCCCTGGAGCCAATCGGGTTCCGAGCACGCTGGTTCGCCGAGATCGAACCATTCCCATCTGCCGTGCTGGCTCACCACTACCCCAGCGTTCCAAACCATGGGGACATGACAAAGCTCATCCGACGCATCCTCACAGGGGCGATCGAGGCTCCCCCATTGGCTATTGCCGGGACTCCATGCCAAGCCTTCAGCGTCGCAGGTTGGCGCGAAGGCCTGACCGACCCGCGCGGCGCCCTGACCATCAAGTTCGTGGAGACCATCGATGCAATTGACCTTGTTAGAACCCGCCGCAGTGAGCCCGAGTGCATCGCATGGTGGGAGAACGTTCCAGGCGTCCTCTCGGACAAGGAAAACGCCTTCGGCTGCTTCCTCGGCGCCCTGGTGGGCGAATCCGAAGAACTCCAGCCGCCAGGGGGCAAATGGAAGGACGCTGGTTGTGTGTATGGACCCAAGCGAACAGCCGCGTGGAGGATTCTGGATGCCCAATATTTCGGCCTGGCCCAACGACGCCGTCGTGTGTTCGCTATCGCAAGTGCTCGAGCAGGATTCGATCCATGCGAAGTACTTCTTGAGCGCGAAGGCCTGCGCAGGGATCATCCGCCGCGCCGAGGCGAGGGGCAAGACCTTGCCGGACGCGCTCCTTTCGGCCCTGCGCTCCAGTGCGGCTGCGGGTACCTCTTCGACCTGAGCCTTGGTCAGTGGGGATGTCCGAACTGCGAGGGCGACGAAGGGCCTGCCGTCGAAGTAATGGCCGGCGTCCCCGCCTTCGGTGGGGAGAACCAGAGCCGGTCTCTATTCCAGGCCGGCGCACTGACCGCGCATGGCGTTCGGAACGACTTCGCATCCGAGACGTTCTGCGTGGCGCCGGCCGTGGCCGGCACCCTTCGCAGCAGCGACGGCGGATCGGATGTAGATCATGCCGCAGCCAACCACCTGGTCGCCGGCACCCTCCAGGCGAACGGGAAGGCAGCCGGCAGCGCGACACAACAGGACGCAGAGTCGGGCCTGCTGGTCGTACACGGAACACAGGACCCTGACGTACTCGCCAATATCGCGCACCCCCTTGGCCGGAACCACGGGCAGGAGAACGCGGTGTTTGCCTTTGCCGAGAACAGCAGGTCTGAGGTGAGGCTGGAGGGTGGGGATGGGCAGATCGTTGGAACCCTGTCTGCCGGCGGTGGAAAGCCAGGACAGGGCCAGCCCTGTATAGCGTTCAGCTGCAAGGACCACGGCGCAGACGCGGGAGAGATATCGCCTACGCTCCGCGCAATGGGCCACGGCGCCAGCCATGCAAACGCTGGCGGCCAGGTCGCGGTCTGCATCACCGGCGAGATCACCCACACCCTGAAGGCCGAAGGCTTCGACGCCAGCGAGGATGGAACGGGGCGCGGCCAACCGATAACACCTGAAGCTGCTGGCGTCCGTCGCCTCACCCCCCGGGAATGCGAGCGCCTGCAGGGATTCCCCGACGACTACACGCTGATCCCTTGGCGTGGGAAGCCCGCTACTGAATGCCCTGACGGCCCGCGATACAAGGCGATCGGAAACTCGAAGGCTGTCCCTGTCGTGCGCTGGATCGGGCGCCGCCTTAAAGCTCATCTGGAGAAACTCTCATGATGCATCGCGTCTATCTTGCGGGTCCGATGACGGGCCTTCCTGATTTCAACTACCCCGCCTTCAACGCCGAGGAGAAGCGGATCCGCGCCCTCGGCTATATCGTCGAGAACCCAGCGGTCAACATGGTCTACCGCGGATCGCCGTGGGAGACATTCATGCGCGACGGGATCAAGCGGCTGATGGACTGCGACATCCTGGCCCTGCTTCCAGGGTGGGAGCGGTCCCGCGGCGCGAACATCGAGCGCAACCTCGCTATCACACTCGGCATGCACGTCGTCGACGCCGAGGCGCTCCCTGAGCCCGACTTCGTCTGCAAGTGCCGCGCAATCCAATTCGCCTGCTGCGGCATTCCGAGCGACAACGATCCGTTCGTGTGCCGGCGCCTGGCCGGAATGCCGGCATACCTCTCCCCGGAGGATCAACTGGCAACCGCACGTAAAGCCCTCGAGCAGATCGCAGCGCTCACCGACGTCTCTACCGGAGGCATCGGGATGGACGTGCTCCAGATCGCCAAGCAAGCCCTTTCCAACTGATCAGCGCCAGCAGGCGAGAGGTATCCCTATGTCCGCAGAAAAACCGCAGGCGGCGCCATGAAGGCGCGCATCGAGAAGAAGCTGAGCAAGCGACTGGTCGAGCTTTACCCAGCGCTCTACTGCAGCGCCTGGCGCGACGAAGAACCGTCTGCACTCGCATATGAGCAAGGCTCCCGAGTCCGGCATGTTCTTTCCGTCGGCGGCGGTGTCGACTATTGGGGCGAAGGACAGGACGCCTACACCGTCTGGCAAGACTGGCTGATGAGTTGGGAATGGCACGGACCGTTCCAGACGTACCCGGAGGGCCATCGTTACGAGTACCTCCCGGATACGGAAGGCTTCAAGCCAACCACTCGCAACCTACTGAAACTGGCCAGCCAGTGTCAGTTGCAGGGAGAGCCGTTATGAACGCCCCCATCTACTGCCGCACAACTGGCCAGCGCATCGGGCAATGCAACTGCATCCGGTGCCGGCCTCCCGAGGAAACGCCATGCACACCCTCAACCTGACCGCGCTGTTCCTGGACGGCGAGGATGGCCAGCGCCTGGCCGAGGTCAACGGCCTCCCACGCCTCGGCGCCCTGCTCTCCTCATCTCAACTGCGCCAGCTCGCGCGACAACTGAACGAGATCGCAAACGACGCAGACCAGGGCGCCAGCGGTGAGCACTGCTACACGGCACCACCTTACGGAGCCTGCCCGCAATGTCATTCGACGAAAACGCCGCATACCGCCGCATAAACGCCCTCTGCTCTCCCGCGCCAGCACGCTATCTGCACATTCCCACCGGCATTCACTGGGTCGTCATCGACAGCCTGGGTGAGGTCATTCAACTCGAAAACATCGAGCGCCGGCGCCGACTGATAACCGTTTCTGACCTCGAAACCGAGGCCTGGAGAAAGATCCCATGACCAACGAATTGACCGATGTGCGCTGCCCTTGCGGCGACGAGTACCCAGCCGACAGCTACGACGCAGGGTTCATTGCTGGCTCCGGCATGTGCCAGACCTGTGACGCTGCACTACCCTCGAAAGATATTTGCACCTGCCCTTCCGGCGACGGCTCCCTCGCCCATCCCTGTCCGGCACATCCTGCGGTAGAGCAGGCAGGCGGGGATGAGCGCGTGATTGGCTGGCGTGAACGAATCTTGGCGGCGTATCCCAACAGCGACCCTGGCTTCTGGCCGGACGCGCTGCTGGTTGAGCACATGGCGGCAGAGATTGCAGACCTACGCGCCGCCCTGGCGCAACCCTCCCCGAAGTGCACTACCTGCAACGACAGCGGCGTGATCGGCGGTTTTGTCGGAGCAGACAGCGGCTATCAGGACGATCCGTGCCCTGACTGCGCGCAGGCAGAGGCGGAGCGACCGGAGGTTGTGGCGTGGCAATACCGCGTCACCGCAGGCCCGCAAACTGGCTGGAGTCTCTGGCACCCAGGGAAAGGCGAGGAGTTCGAACGCTCCTACACCGTCGAACGCCGGCCGCTGATGACCATCGCCCAGCATGAGCGCATCACCGCCCAGCTTCATGACGCCCTCGACGAGAGCGATGGAGACCGCTGGAAGCTGCGATCCGAGCGCGACGCTGCCAACGCCCGTCTGCACGAAGTAGCCGTGGCTTGTGCCACTGCCGAGCAAGAGCGCGACGCCGCCCTGGCCAGGGTCGCGGAGCTTGAGCTGAAACTGGACAAGTCCGACTACGCCTATGACAACGACCGCATCCACATGCGCGGCCTGGCAGCGCGTGCCATTGCGCGCGCCAAGGTCTTCGATGACGGCAGCGATGGGGCCGATGCCGAGAGCGCCCGCAGCGTGGTCGCCATCCTCCGCGAATTACTAGCCGTCGGGCCCGCCCAGGCTCAGCACAGCGTGCCTGATGGCTACCGCCTGATCCGCCTCGACCACTTCGCCGCCATCAAGGCGCAGCTCGACCCTAAGCAGGTCGATGCGTACCGGGGCCGGAACATCTACGACGAAGACAAGGTGTACGCGAACTGGAACGAATGCCGCTCGGCACTCGACGAGATAAAGGATGTGTTTCAGCAGATCGATTGGGACGCCGAAAACGAGTTGGCCGAGCTGCTCGCCGCCGCGCCCGGCACGGAAGTGCCGCAAGCATGGCTCGACGTGCAGTCCGAGCGCCGCCGGCAGATCAACGTCGAGGGCTGGACGCCGGAGCATGACGACAAGCACGAAACCGGCGCGCTGGCGTCCGCAGCGGGTTGTTACGCCATGTTTTCTCTCGCATATCCTGCTGGCGACCCTTCGCATTTCTGGCCATGGGACAAGTCGTGGTGGAAACCCAGTCCTGACGGGCGGCGCAACATGGTCAAGGCCGGCGCCTTGATCCTGGCCGAGATCGAGCGCCTGGACCGCGCCGGGGCCGGCAAGGAGGAGGCGTGATGCAACTGCTACGCGACGAGCTTCGTACGGCCCGGAAGCACTATCAGTGTGATGCCTATTATTGGTTCGACCGTGCCGGCGTCGGACGGCAGGACGTCGATGCAGACGACTGGCTGATCGTTGAGGCCGTTCGATCCGACCGGGGGAAGATCCTTCCGGGCACAAAGTACATCTATCAGGTTAGCGTCGATGGTGGGGAGTTCTGGATTTTCCGCGCGCGCCCGGAAATGGACGCCATCTGCCGAAAATACGACCTGTATCCGGAGGACTGATCCATGAGTGAGGTGAAGCGGTTCGACCACGTGAACCATGCTCACGTTGATGACTGTGAGCACATTGATAACCCCGAAGGAGCGTGGGTGAAGGCCTCTGACTACGACGCCATAGTCGCCAAACTAGCCATGGCCGAGGGCGCAGCGGCAAGGGGAGATGCTGCCCGCCAGCAGTGCGGCGGCATGGAGATGGAGATCCAGGAGCTGCGCGAGAACGCGGCCAAGCTCGCCGCATTCGCGCAGGAGATCATCAGCGGAGCACTGGAGGGCGGCAGCTTCGATGGGGCAGACATCCAGGAAAGTGCAGAACGCCATGGGTTGATCGCCAAGCAGGTGATGAACGAGCCATGCCGCGGCCCAGAAGAGTACTGCGCCTGCGCCTGGTCTACCTCGTTCCCTACTGAATGCTACCGGATAACGGCAGAGCTTCGCGCCCTGCTCAACCAGGACAAGGAGAACGGCAATGGCTGAAAAGCTGTCACTCGTCGGGTTCATCAGCGAATTAGGGATCAGTCGATCGCTAGCTGGTCGTTGCGGGCATGTATCAAGGGAGAGAACCGAGCGCAGGACCAAGGCACTCTACCTGGTCCCGGATGGTCATGTGCCGGTCGCCGAGGACTTGCTGCGACGCATAGAGCGGGAGTGCCGGCGAGAGTCCGATTGGAACTGCGAAAACGTTCCGGCAGGAACGAAAGCAGCCACGACACGCGCGAAGAAGATGCTTGAAATTGCGAACGACCTGCGCGACCTGCTGGGCGAGCAGGAGGAGGGTAACGATGTCAGCAATCATCAGTGAATGCGGCCGGTATCGGTACCGGCTGGAGCGAGATTGCTGCCCGCCTTTTGAGGGGAGCAAGGTGTACGCATATTTTGGGGTCAACCCCAGCACCGCGGACGCCAGCATCGACGATGCAACGGTACGCAAGTGGCGCGGCTTCACTCTGCGCAACGGAGGTCACCGGTTCATCGTCGGCAATGTGTTCTGCTACCGCGCCACTGACGTGAAAGAGCTTCGCAGGCAGGATGATCCGTTTGGCCCGCTGAGCACGGAACACTTCCGCGCCATCGTCGCAGACGCCGACATTCTGGTTCCATGCTGGGGGAGCCTCTCAAAAATGCCGCGTGATCTGCGGGGCGCACCTCCCCAGCTCCTTCAATGGCTGATCCGATCTGGAAAGCCAGTCATGTGCTTCGGAGTAACAAGCTGCGGACAACCCAAGCACCCCCTCATGCTTGGATACGACACACCCCTGACCGCGTGGCCGTCATAGCCACCCATCGCCAACCACTGTACGCATATACAGCAATTCGGATAATGGGCTACCCACTACCCGGATTGAATATGCGCACGAAACCCTTCCGCCCGCCGCGCCGGCATGAGATCGCCGGCCTCCGCTACTACCGCACTGCCTCGGCCTACAACTGGTTCGGCGTAGCGATGGCGCACCCGACTCGCGCAATCCAGTTGCTGCTCGAACAGTGTGAGCCAGACGTGCTCTCGCCGATGTTCGAGATTGAGATCGACGCGATCCTGCGTCAGGCCGATGAGTACGCAAAGACCGGCCAGGTGCTCGAGCGCGAGCAACTGCGCGAAATGCTCATGCACCTGATCTCGAAGGCCGCGGGCGACTGATCCGGAGCCACCATGAAGAAAGCTCTCTCCCGCATGGCTGCAGTAGCCGTCATTGGCGCCAGCCTGGTCGCACTACACGCAGTGATCGAGCTTGCGCCAGCATTCGCAGCCCTGCAATGGGGCTGCTCGTTCTAGCTCAACAGTAGCCGAATAGGCTGCCAGCCCCCGAAAACCATTATCCCGACCAGCGCCAGCAGGACGGGGAGGTATTGCCAATGGAAACCGCCAAGAAGATCGAGCACCCGGTCGACCGCGTAATGGAGCCCGTCATGGCTAGCCTGATCGGCTGCTCCCCGAAGTCTCTGGAACACCAGCGCTACCAGGGCCTGATCCCGCGCTGGGTCTGGGCAAAAGAGAACGGCCGAATCTACTACTACATTTCGAGGTACAACGAATGGGCAGAAAGCCGCGCACCCTGCCGACCGGTATTGAAGTCGTCCAAGGGAAGTACGTCCGCATCCGGTTCACCTGGGGCACCCGACGCTGCGAGACGCTTGCATATCCCCCGACAGCGAAAGGGATCGCCGAGGCCGATCGTCTCAGAACTCAGGTAGTTCAACTGATCAAGCTGGGGGTGATGACCGAAGAGAAGTACGCGGAGTTCTTCCCGGACTCTTCTTACGTCAAAAGTGCGTCGATTCCCACCTTCGGCGAGTACGCCCAAATCTGGCTCGACAGCAGGGAAATCGTCGAGACAACCCGCAGCAACTACAAGGGCACGCTCAACCGCTACTGGATGCCATATCTCGCCCAGGCGAGGATTGATCTGGTGTCGGCCGCCGATGTTCGCCGAGTTGTCGCCAACACCGAATGGAGTTCCGCTGGCGTGCGCCGTAACGCTGTCGACAAGCTGTCGAGCATCTTCAAATCGGCGCTGTCGGACGGTTTGATCAATCGCAATCCCTGCGCATCGATTGCTCGGCCGCGTCTCGCGAAAAAGCAGGTAGATCCATACGAGCGCGACGACGCCGAGCGGATCATCGGGTACCTCTACGAAACCTGTCGCGGGCTGACCGAAATCTATGCTGCATGGTTCGAATTTGCTTTCTTCACGGGGATGCGGCCGGCAGAACAGGCGGCGCTGAGATGGGCTGATATTGATATGGGCAAGCAAACTGCCCATGTGTGGCGGGGTCGGGTGAAGGGCAAGGTCTTTGAGCGCGTGAAGACCAAGGAAGAGCGGACGGTGCTGTTGAACAGCAGGGCAATGCATGCGCTCAGGGTTGCTGAGCGACTGACGAAGCTGCGTAGCGAGTATGTGTTTGCGCCAGCAGACGGAGATTCCTACATCAAGTCCGACAGCACAACGAGAGACTATCTGCTCAAGGCCCTGGTGAAGCTCAAGATCAGGCGCCGCCGGCAGTACGACACTCGGCACACCTACGCGACCATGTGCCTAATGGCGGGGATGAATCCGGCGTTCATTGCGAATCAGCTCGGTCATAGCGTACAAATGCTACTGTCCACCTATGCGAAGTGGATGAACTCTGATGCCGACAGGGCCGAGCTCGATAAGCTTGATCGGTTCGCGATTGGTACAAAAGTGGTACACAAGGCATAG